ACCAGTTGTGATAACAGACCCACCACCATCGATTGTGATGCCTAAACAACCACTTTGTGTTCCTGATGTGCCTGATGAACCACTCGTCCCAGCAGCACCCGTCGGTCCAATATAAAGACCATTGTTTATATCTGTGAAAAGTGAGTTTATGGTCGTTCTGGCTGAAAGACCAGTATCTCCATTGTTAATTAATGTATATGGTGTTGGCATATATTATATTTTGTTTTTTCAAATTAATCCTTCCAGACAGCGTCATCAACCCAGAGTTTCAAATCATTCCAAAATCCATTATCCAAAATCCAGTTTTTACCTGAAAAATATCCTGGTAGGAACTTCATCACCATCATTCTTTTTTGAATAACAGCCCAGTCGATTTGACTTTTTTGTTGTTGAATTTTTGCTGTCTTTTTAATCATACTTTATATATTCTAAAAGTTCACTTCTGTTTTTTTTTAACTCGTTGGATATATCGGTGATATTGAACCACCGCCACCACCACCAGTCAAAATTAAATGTGTGCCTTTTGTATATCTGATATGAACATCAAAGTCGATTAACTGACCAGTTTGACCCGTGATTGTAAAATTGATTGATTGTGTTCCAGTGGTAGACCATTGAGTTCCAACTGTTGTAAAATCTGTTAATTTTGTTGAACTGACAGTTCCACCTACAAGTGTTAAAGCAGAACCAGAATGTCTCCAAGCACCAAAAAACCTTTCACAATATCCAGCAGTAGCAACTGAATTTTGACCATAAATTATAGTTTCAATAAAAGCACTTTCACCTGTCGACATTGGAATTAAATCAAACTTCGCTGTAGTTGAACCAGACATTGTAAAACTCAAATATGATATAAAAGTCGCACTTTCAAGAACTGGTGAAGCAGTTGCCGTGATTTCATTTACATAAAATCTATCACCTCGCCCTTCACTATACCAAGTTTGAATTTGACCTGATTGAGTTCCATTTATCACGGCTCTGACACCAGAAAATGGATTTACTTTTGATATTAATCTTTTTTGTGCCAAGATTTATTGAGTTCTTTTATTTCTTTTATCAAATCATTCATAGTTTGTTTCAATTCGTCGAACTTTTCGGTGATGTGGTCGATTTTATTTTGATAATCATTTTTGATTAAATCAAGTCCAGATTTGTTTTCAAACGACATTTGTTTTACTTGTTTTAGGTCTTCCATAGTGGCATTCAAAAACCAACCGATTATGGCGATTGCAAGACCGAGGGCAATTTTAATTAAATCCAGTTCCATTTTTTATGAGATATATTTTTTCAAGAATTTGATTTCTTCAAGTGTTAAATCGCGATATGTGTCTTCGATATAAATATCACTGTCCCAAGCCACGATGTTTGGATACAAGTCATCAGACGCTGCGCTGTAAAGTGGAAGGTGTTCATTGTTCGCACAAATAAAGTTTACAATCCGTTGGTTCCAAAAATCACCAAGATTTTGCATTTCGTGTCTGATATATTTTAGTTCCTCTAAACTCGATGAATTCGTATCAGTTGAAGTTGCTTGACCAAGACCAAGATTTCTAATTTGAAAAGCCAAGTGTGGAAGTGCTAAATAACAAGTCCAGTATGCGAGTGCTTTCGCTGATATCTCAATCAAGTCAATTTCAAAACTTGTAAAGTATGGTGTTGAATATGTTGTTCCGATATAAAGTCGATATTCAAGGTCAACATAAAGTGGTGTTCCAAGAACATCTTGAATGTGAATATCCTGTGCTTGTTTGACGAATGGATATATTAAATCTACATCTACATTTTTTCCAAGAGGTGAGTTGTCTCTCAGGTATTGGTCGTCAATAAAAAGATATGAAAAAGTTGCTGCCATCGTTTTTATATTTGTGGTTGATTTTGTTGAGGTGTTGCCTCATCGATTTTTATAGGTGTCAGTTCCTCTATATCACATTGTGTTATACCATTGTATACCAGAACTGATTTAAATGCGTCTAACACGACTTTTCTTTCTGGTTTAATCACCATTTTATCAAAGATTTCCCACGACTGAAATAATTCACTTGAATATCCAAGTTTTCCTGGTGTTTGAATTCCAACAAGTTGTGGATGGCATCTATGCGCGGTGATAATTTGTTGTGTGATTTGTTCTGAAACTTGTAGCAATCTTTGGTCTATGTTTGTAGCATCAAGCGTATCAACATCAGGAGCAAGTTCTTTTCCATCTGCGTATAGAATAATTGCCTTTCCAGCGTTTTTGGGTCCACCATGTTGTTGTTTGATGGCTTCTGCGTTTTGTCTTCTTTCATCAGGTGTTGGTTTTTTATAGAACTTGAAAACGATTGATGGTGAAAATCCATTGTTAATAGCAGCCAAGTTATAATCTGCCATTAACATATCGGCTTTAATCCATTTTAATGCTGAATAATATGTTGGTAGTGAAAAATATTCCATATTGTTTTCTGAACCTTTAATAAAAACAAGTTGTCTACCACTTTCATTATTTGGGTTAAAAGCGTCAATTTTACGAGGTGGATATTTTCTGGTGTTAGACCAATCTTCAGAATAATAATAATGGTCTGGTTCCATCCAAGGTTCATCTTTTTTTCCAGGTGCTAATCGACAAGCATCAACCCAGTTTATATCTAAAATTCTTGTATGGTCCATAGAATAAATCACCTCGAAAGTTCCATATCCAAAAGTTTGAAAATCTCGATTTACATTTTTCCACACACCATCAAGTTTTCTCCAAAATGGGATTAATTTCCAGTTGTCTATAATCCACTGTTGTGTCATTTCTCGACTACCACCAAATATAAATCCAAGTCCTGATATCAATTGTGTTTTACCCTCTATGATTGAATTATGAGTTGCTGAACCATTTTTATATTCCAACAAGTCGAGTGGAAATGAATTGTTTTGACCCCAGAGCACCCAGTCAAATCCTCGATGTTCTTTCGGCATTGGTAGTTCTATATTGATATTCCTAAAATTATCAACGAACGAACCCCCATCGTTTTCTTTTTTTGGTTCTAAAACCTCTTTTTGTCTATTAAAAACAAAATCAAATATAGTCATACATTATCTTCTTAAAGCACCAGTATTTTTTGATGCCCTGACTATGGTGCTCCAAGTAGCCGCATCTTCAACCATAATTTTACCACTCTGCAATTTTGTTGAACCAGCATAGCCAGTCCAAGACCACATACCAGATTGTAAATTCCAAACTCCACTATTGAGAACTTCGGGTGTTCCAACTTTGATATCAAACTTTGTCCATTTATTTTGGGGTTGTAAATCAGATAGTGTCGCTGATTTAGTCGCTCCTGTGATGTCATTTGTTAATAAAAAAGTCCAACTACCAGTCCAACCAATAGGTGCTTCGTCCTTAAAACTTAACCAAACAGATTGTGTGATACCAGGTGTAAAAATTATAGTCATTTTTTAAACTTTATTGTATATTTTATATATGATAATTAAATCTGTTTGTTTGTTAAACGAAAAAACCCACCTTAAAATTAAAGTGGGTTTTTTTATAGATTTACGATTTACGATTACAATAAACCAGCGATGATTGATGAGGAAACACCTGGTGCTCTTTCAATCTCTTCACCTCTTAATGTGATTACATAATTTGAACCATCCGCTTTGGTTGTTCCTGATGTAGAGGTGCTTTCAAGTAGATATACACCTTCTTCAGCCCCTGGATACCAGTAAAACCCGTTGCTGTCTTTTACAATTGCTGCTAAATCTCGTTGTGTTAAAAGTGCCAAAGTATTTCTTTTTTGGACATCTCTGCGAGGAATAGTCACGGTGATTGTTTGTTCAAAAAGTGCTGAACCAGCCTCGATTGATTTAACCAAGTCTTCTTGATATGTTGCTGAATTTCTGTTGAACTCAAACTCATAGAATTTTGACGCAGTTGCCATCGTGATTGATGATACTGTTCCACCAGCTTCAGTGAATGAAATGATGTTGTCATAATCTGTTAGATATAATTTGGTGAGACCCCCGATATTGTTTTCACAATTCAAAGAAATTCCACCTGAAAAACTTACACAAGCCATATTTTTTTAATTTTTTTTTATTATGAATAAAGAACGATTTCAGCACCATATAGATAATCAACACCAAATTTCAATGATGTCACAAATCTTTCAGTTCTTGCACCAGAGATTTGTCTTTGTGGGATTAAAAGGACTTCGTCCCAATCAGATGTCAAATCTGTTAAGAAAAACACCTTTTCAGAGTTAAACGCTATCATTTGTTTTGTTGCCAAACCAGAGGTTGGAATTAATCTGTATCCAAGATAGTTCAATTCTTTATCACCAACAAGGAATAAACCACCAGTTGTAGCCGCTTGTGCTTGTTTGTATGAGAAAGCGATTGCTTGAGAAACAAAGATTTTGAAGTTAGGTTGGTTTCTAACTTCTGCTGGAACTGCTTCTAACAATCTGTTTAACTCACCTACAACATTTGTAGATGTGATTGTAGATGCTGTTGCAGAAATATCGATTACATCACCATCAGCCAATAATTTTTTAACCAATCCATCACACAAATTAAGTGGATATGATGATGTTCCTGTATCACCTTTGAAAAGTGTGATTTCTAAATCAGATGCTACTTTTTCAGCAACATAATCAACAACGAACTCTGCGTATGAATTCGGCATCACTTCCTCAGAGTTTGAACCTGCTCTTAATTGAAGTGATAAATAATTTGCCTCGAATGTTGTAGCGCAATATTCAAGATTTACTTTCAAATCACAAACTTCCAAAGTTTTTTGGTTTAATGTTCCTTCACCTGTCGCT